AGGACTAGCATTAGGCTATCCACCATCAGCTTGTAAGTGGTTTAATGAGTATGGCGGGATAAGCGGTGTACCCCCAGAGGATAAGAAAAACGTATGTGTAGTTTATTATCATGGTATGCAGTTCTGTACAATGCAACACTTATTAGAAGGAAATATTCAGTGGCTTTATGATAACATACAAGTAGCAGACGAGTTTAAAACAGCAGCTTATGTTGAGTATCCTTACTTTGAAGATGAAAACGGAGAGGTTATACGAGTTAGAACGAAAAAACCATTCTTGGAGGTAGAAAATGTGCAGTAACGATTGTCATAACATGGGTTACGCTATTATATTCTTACTGGTAGTCATGGTTGTTGTAAATGTTTTAGAGAAGAAACGTAAGTAGTAGATTATACAAGGAGGAATTTATATGTATCTAGTATTCGCTTATGATGACTATTATCCGTCAGGAGGAATGGACGACCTTAAATTACATACACGAGATTTTAATGAAGTAGCGGATTTCATAAACAAGCATTTAGAGGAGTTTGTACATAATCAGATGGAGGACGATAGTGACGCATGTTACGATAAACATGAAGCTAAAACAGTAGACGGTAACTTTTACGAACATGTTCAAGTGTATGATACGCACACCGGAGAATTGTTTAAAGTTAAGTATGAATACCATAAAAGTGATTGGTCATTAGTAACACAGCAACATAAATATTTAAAACCTTTCAAACGTTAGTAGCAGGTTGGAAAAATCATTAAAAATAAGGGGGCAATATATAATGAGTAGCGATACAGGAGTTTGTAGTTTTTGTGGAGATACTTTTTCTAGATGCGGTGACCATGAATCATGTGATTGTGGTAAAGGTTGGTGTAGTGAGGGTTGTGCAGAGGCGGACGGACTACAGGAAGAGGAGAACGGATATATTCCGCCGGGAGAAACGTGGGAACAGGATTCTAGCTGTGACTATTGTAGAAAAGAAGATTACGAGGATAGCGAACTATTAGAATATGCATTAGAACGTCTAGAGATATCTCGATATAAGTTAGTAGCTCTCTATAACGCGTCAAAAGAGTAGTAGCGCACTATAAAAATCAAAAAAGAAAGGGGGGCGGTTAATGGCTGGTAAGAGTCACGGGATGTCAGGAACTAGACTATACATGATATGGAAGAATATGAAACAAAGGTGTTATAATCCTAATAGAGACTTTTATTATTTGTACGGAGCTAAAGGTATAAGGGTGTGCGATGATTGGCACGATTTTGTACCATTTATGAACTGGGCGATGAATAATGGGTACACAGACGAGTTAACTATAGATAGGTTGGATTCTGAAAAGGACTACGAACCTAATAATTGTCATTGGGTTACTGATGTGGAAAACAGTAGAGCTGCTATAGCTAAAAAAGGTACATCTATCCAGACTAAGTATAAAATTATCCGCATTACAGACGTGTATATGTATAACGGTGTTGAGAAGAACGTAGGAGAGTGGGCTAAAGAGTATGGAATGCCTGTTGATACATTAAAGACAAGGTTAAAAAGAGAATGGAGTATAGAAAGAGCTTTAACACAAACTGTTAGAAAGAAGCATAAAGATAAGTAGCTCACTGGAAACAGTGGGCTTTTTATTTAGTAGCACACCCCAAAATCTGGAGCCTAGTAGCGGGCTGTAAAACGTAAGTAGCGCGCCACAAAAAGCCACGCCCGGCAAGTACGATATAGTGATGTAAATATTCTGATAATTGATAAGTGTTACAAGGTGAAAAAGTTCCCTTATATAGAAGGAAAGCGAAAAGCCTATTTTTTCTCTTATATAGAAGAAAGGCGAAAAACGAAAAATATTAAAATTTGTTGTTGTCTTTTAGTAAAATACATGATACGATGTTAACAACTTAAAGAGAGGCGGTGCTTTGCAATGGCAAACACTCACAAATATGTAGGCGATACGATAACAACGGAAATGAAGAAACAAAAGATTTCCTATAGAAAAGTAGAAGCGAAAACAGAAAAAGTGTATTCGTATAAAATTAACAGCATTTCAAAGGGTGGAGAATGCACACTAACTACATTATTCAAAGTGTTAGACGCTTTAGGGCTTGAAATTACAATAAATAAAAAGGATTCAAAATAATTGTTGACTTACAGTAAATGAATATGATACGATGGTATCAACTTAATAAGGGAGCTGGTAAACATGGGTTTAAAATTAATGAGTGCTAACATGATTATACCTATTACAGAGGGAGGCGTTACAAAGCATTACATTACCGATGCACCGCACTACCTAGTAACAGAAATGTTTTTAAAGGTTGATAGTATAGAGGAGCTTATAGAGTGGTTAACGGATGGAATTAACTACAATTATCAATTTCATGAATACGCTTTTTCATTAAAATTAAATTTCGATGAATAAAGTTGTTGACTTTTAGTAAATATAGTATTAAGATGAGAGTAACTTAAAAAAATGGAGTGGGTTATTATGACTAAACAATTTAAATCAATAGGCGGGTTAAAAAACAGCGTAAAGGCTACGTTAAAGCGTGAGGGCTTTGAACTAAGTAATGAGGGTAACAAGTGGCGTTATGGTAGTGGTATTCTGGTATCATCTGACAGAGTTGATACAATTACAATAGAGGATATAGGCTTGACGGGTAGTAGGAAAAATAAACACCGTCCAGAGGTTCTAGAGGCTTTAGAAGAGTACGGCGCGTTTGTATTTAACGAAAATTGTTATGGTTCTATTGTTGAAGTAATCAGAATAAAATTTAATAAATAGTTGTTGACTTTTAGAAAACACACATGTTACAACAAGGGTAACTTAATAAGGGAGCTGGTACATATGAAAGCGATAGATAAATCACTTGCTTGTATTAACCTAAATGCAGTAGAAAGACGGTTAAAAGATTTAATTAGTATTGTTGAGAACGGCGGTACTATTAGTACAGATTTAACGTTACAATATATGTTAGAAGATGTTTTAAAAGTAAAAACTATACTAGAGGAGGAATAAAGTATATGTCATTTAGAGGCTCGTTAAAAGTATTGGTTATTGTTGGTTTCTTGTTTGCAGTCGGAAAGGGTATATCATACGCAATCGTACACTTTTAAAATTAGTTGTTGACTTTTAGTAAAATATAGTTTAAAATGAAATTAACTTAATAAAGGGAGCTGTTACAATGGAGAGATACGATGTATATATGACAGAGGTTAAATTTTTTCCAGTTAGAACTAAAATGAGAATTAAGTTTAAAATAGTTGAATCTCCTTTTAAAAATGGAAACTCTTTATGGTTCGACATGATGAAAAGATTACCTATATTAGTTAAAAAATAGTTGTTGACTTTTAGAAAACAAGATGATAAAATGAAAGTAACTTAAATAAAGGGAGATGTTACAATGTATTATAAAATTAATGTAAGTTTAGATAACTGGCACTTTTTCGCAACTAGTGACCACAGTATAACAAGCAAAGTACAGCTAAACAAGGTTTTACCTATTTTCAAAGAGAAGTTTCCGAAAAGTGAGGGCTATTCTATTAGTGTTATGCTACTTAAAACAGTTGGAGAAGAAATTGAGATAGATTAAAAATAGTTGTCGACTTTTAGAAAACAAGATGATAAAATGAAAGTAACTTAAAAAAGGGAGCTGTTAATTATGAATAAAGAAAACATTGGTAAAATTCAAGGTCTGGTGTTACAGTGTAAAGAGGCGGGGTTATCTTTAGATAGTGAAAACGTGCAAAAAGCTATTGCGTGGCATTCAAGAGTATTTGATATACCTGTGGAGGTCATCAAGGAAACAATGCAAGAAATGTGGAGTAAAACAAGAGTTAAAAAAGGTTACTAAAAATAGTTGTTGACTTTTAGAAAACAAACGTGATACAATGATTACAGAAATAAAAAAACATATGAAAAGGTGGAATTTAAATGAACTATACAGAATTTTTAGAAGGTAAAAAAATGCACATGGAAATCATGAAAAAGTATGATAGATTGGAGGAATTCATGAGCGCGCTTGATACTTGTTTCGATTTATACGAACTAGGGTATTGCTCACAGGAAGAACAACGTATCTGGGAAGAAATGAGCGAGATGTCTGCATTAGAAATATATGGTTTGTGGGTTGAATCTAAAAAATAAAAATAGTTGTTGACTTTTAGGAAAGATACATGCTACAATGATTACAGAAACAAAAAACATATAAAAAGGTGGAATATAAAATGGAAATCAGAGAAATTAATTGGAATGTAGAATTTAAAAAGGAAATGACAGAGCTTGAAATTTACGGGATTGAAAGAGTAATCGATACTTATTATAATGATGAAGACTTTGATTTCAATACAGAGGCTTTAGGGCTTGCCTACACGTCATCTAGTGACTATGCAATGTATAACGTTTGTAACGGTGAATTTACTTATGAAGACATAGTTATAAGTCATTTCGCGGTAACTACACAAGGTCACCTTGTAATGATTTGTCATGATAACGAAGAATACGAAATAAGATTCGAACTCGTGTGAGCGAGTATAAACAGGCTTTAGGCTCACAGCGTCGCGGGGTTTATCCCCGTGGGTAGCAACTAAAATAAATTTTAAATAGTTGTTGACTTTCAGTAAAAAAAGTATTAAAATGAAAGTAACTTAAAAAAAGGGAGATGTTTTACAATGACAAAACAATTAGAGTTAGCACAATATGACACTTTAGAGGCTTTAGAAGGGGATATCGATGTATTAGAGGCGTTTTATGAGTATGAGGGTTCAACTTATGTTTGTGACGCTATTCAAGAAATCGCTGATAAATTTATCCCAATCTATACACATGAATTATGGAAAAACGCTTATGACATGAAAGAGTATATAGAAGAGGCGATGTCTCAGGGATTATGTGAGACACCACGCGGGGAACAACCAGACCTAGACAAGATTTTCCAAGCAGGTTACTATCAGTATTATACACAAGTTTTATATAATAACGAAACGGAACTATACTATAATTACATTGCTGTAGTTGTTAATAAATGGTTGGAAGGGTTAAATCATGACCAATTAGAAAAGTTAGATATTAATGAGCTTGACGAACGTATAGAAGAGGAAAGAGCCGATATTGATACTAATAGTTATATGGAAGACTTGGAAGACATCGCAAAACGTATTATTGCAGAATTCAAAGGAAAAGTAAATAAAGATGCAAGTTGGGTTAATTACGGGGACGCAAACCCGATGGAGTGGGGAGGCGAATTTGTTAAAAAAGACGCTGATTATCCTAATGATAAATGTTACTACATTGTTAAATTAACTAATATGAATACGGCATGCGGTGAAGATGGTTTCATGATAGAAGAGGGTTATGTGGATTTAAAAGATGACTGGATAGAATGGGAAGCCGTTGAAAGTACTTGTGATATCGCGGATAGTGACGAAAGAAAAGTGTGTGACGTGTTCGGGTATTACGGTATTAACGAGTTCAACGGGGAAACATACAATTTTGATGATGAAAGCGAAGTATTAGAGCATTTAGCAGAACAAGGAATTTGTATCGAAAATTAATTGTTGACTTTTAGAAAACACCTATGTTACAATAAGGGTAACTTAATAAGGGGGTTACATCATGCGAGATATTACGGATATCATAGAAGAAATTGAAATATTTGTAGAGAGTTTAGGTGTACTACAAATAGATATAAAGCAAGCGACCACGTTCGAAGAAAAAGACTACCTTCATGAAGAAATCGAGTTCGTAAAAGATAAACTACATGATTTACGAAATGAG